GCTCCGCACCGGGGGTTGCCGTGCCCACACACGGGGGGTCCGGCGGAGCCGGGACGGCCGGCGGTCACGCGGCCAGCCCGAAGCGCTCGGCGAGTCCTGCCCGGTGCAGCAGGTAGAGCACGGCGTGCGCGGCCTGCTGGGGTACGACACCGTTACCCAGGGCTTTGAGCTGCGCTGGTCGGGGCAGGCCCGGCACGGCCGTGACGTGGCCGGCGGGAAGCCCCATCATCCACTCGACGAACTCCGGGGTGAGACGGCCTCGATCGTCAGTTGGCCGGGGAGCGGAGAGCCCTGTGACGGCTTCCCACCGGGCGACTGCGGCTGCGTAGACCCCCCAATCGCGTATTTCCCCAACTCCGGCCGCAGTTGCACCGCCAGCCCAAGGGGCAGGCTCGTGTCTGCCTTCTTCCCGTCCTTCCGCCGCTTCTGGCGCCGGGCGAGCCACGCCTCGACTGCTTCCTCGCCCTCCTCGTGATGAGAGGCCCGCGGCGTCGGCAGCAGCGCTGACGCATCCGTCAGCGTCTTCCCGTAGGTCCCCCCGTACCTGCTGCCGTCCCTGCGCCGGTTCCGGGTGCCTCGCGAGTCCGCCACGGTGGGCGTCGGTAGCAGGTGCTCGACCTCGTCCGCGAGCGTCGGCCCGTGCCCGCCCTGCTTCCTCTTGTCGGGGTGCTGACTCCCGCCATTCGTCGCGAGGTTCGTCGTGGGCGTCTTGAGGAGCTGCACGACGGCCGGTAGTCCGTCCTCGAACCCCACTCCCTTGCCGTCCCTTGCCCTGGGCGTCGGCAGGTTCGCGATCCGGGCCCGCAGCGTGTCGTTTCGGTTCCCGTCCGGTGCGCCCGGTCCGTTCGCTTCGCTTGTCGTCGGCGTCGGCAGCAGGCCAGGCGAGCAGGAAGACCCGCTTTCGCTGGTGGGGGGCGCGTACGGCGGATGCTGGTACGACAACCCATTCCGCATCGAACCGGAGGTCGGCCAGGTCGCCGAGTACGGCGCCGAGAGCTCGAAGAGTCCCGGAGGTTCCGCCTTCATCCAGAGGCGTGCCGTCGGGTCCCACACCGCGAGCGGCAGGGGCTGAGAGCAGGCCGGGGACATTCTCGATCACAACCAATCGCGGGCGAAGTGCGGATATCGCGCGGGCGACGTGCGCCCACAGGCCGGAACGTGTGCCCTCGGCGATGCCCGCGCGCAGGCCGGCAAGGCTCACGTCCTGGCAGGGGAAACCGGCCGTGAGGATGTCGACGGGCTCGACGGCCGCCCAGTCAACGGCCGTGATGTCGCCGTGATTCGGCACGTCCGGCCAGTGGTGCGCGAGGATGCGCGCGGCGTACTGGTGCCGGTCGTCGGGGTCGTACTGGCAGTGCCACGCCACCGAGCCGCCGAGCACGTCGCATACCGCCATGTCGAGGCCGCCGTATCCGGAGCACAGAGAACCGATGCGCGGTCCGTCGTCCACGGCGAGCTGTCCGGGCACGGGCGCTGGGGGCGGGCCGTCGAGAAGGCGGCGTGTGCGGTCGAGGGCGATCGCGGTCGGGGTGCTCACGCGGCGCCCTCCTCGCCCGCGGTGATGGCGGCGAGCTGTCCGGCGAGGGCGCCCGTGCGCCACGCGGCGGCCGTCGCCTCCTTCCCACCCTTGCGCCACGTGATTCCGTGCGTGCGGGCACGGGTGGCCTTGATGACGACGCCGGGCACCTCGTGTATCTCGCCGGTCGCCTTGTCGGCGACCTTGGCCGCCCCGGCAGCCTCCATTTCGCCGAGGAGTTCGGCGAGCTTCCATGGCTTGACCGTGCGCACGATGCGGGTCTCGGTCCACTGCTCGTCGGGCCACGTGGCGCGCACCCATCGGGCGAGGGCTTCCTCGTCGACGACGACGGGCCCGGTCTCGCCCTTGCGCAGACCGATCGTGGCGACGGCCTCGCCGGTCGGAAGCTCGGCGGTGATCCGCTCGACTCCGTCGCGCTCGGCCGCGGCGTCGAGTGCGATCTGTATCCGCTTGCGCACGTCCTTCTGTGCGGCTGCGACCCGCTCGGCGAGCAGCTTCAAGACGGCGGCCTGTTGGGCGAGGTCGCGCAGTGACTCGATGGGCTGTTCGGCGGTGGTGGTGTCGGCGGCGGTCACGCGGCGCCCCCCTTGGCGGCGTCGAGCAGGTCGTCGCGCATCTCGCGGAGCTGGGCGACGGTCGCGGCGTACGGGTGCTTCTGGTACCGGGCCTCGAACGCTTCGTCGGCCTCCTGTCCGCTCAACCCGGCCGTCTTGGCGGCGTCGTACAGCTCGACGACAGCGGCGGCGTGCTCTTGCTGCGCGCGCTCGCCCTGCCAACTGGCTTCGCCCGCAGCGTCGGTCACCTCGTCGACGGCGGCCGACTGGTGGCCCTTCGTCCACTCCATCGCGCGGCGTGGCGTGTCGGCGACGGCGCCGCGCTGCTGCTGGCGCGGCTTGGCGCCGGGCTTGCTCGCGCCGATCTCGGCGAGCTGCGCGAGGTAGTCGGCCGGGGCGCCCTCGCCCTTGGCCGCGTCGTACAGGGCGCGGACTGCGGCCACGTCGGCGGCGGCGCGGGCTTCGGCGAGGTAGTTGCGCGAGGGCCCCTGCGGCTGCTGTGGGGGCGGGTCCTGCTCCCACGGGCCCGGCTCGGCGCGGCGGCTGCGGCGGGGCTGCTGTTCGGCCTGCTGCGGCGCCTCGTTCTCCGGGTGGTGCCGGTCGCCGTCCTCGATACTCCGGGCGTCGACCGGGATCATGAGCACCTGAAACAGCAGATACTTGAATGCGGCCGACAGTGCCTTGTTCGTCGCCTTGTCGGCGGTGTCGGACGCCTCACCGGGGACGACGGCTTCAACGTGGTCGCCGGCCGGGCCGTAGATCCGGTACCGGACGGTCACCACGACATTGACCATCTTGCCGCGCTGCTCGGCGGAGCGGCTGACGACCTCGGGAACGATGAACACACCGTGATTGCGGAACGGGCCCGCAACGGCGCTCATCACGTCGTCAATTCCCCGGAAGTTGTAGCGCTGGTGGTCGTTACGCTGGTCCTTCCTCACGGGGACGGTGTCGCGCATGGCGAGGGCGATCGCCTGGAAGACGGTCGGGGCCGCGGCGGGCGTCGGCGTGTCGGTGGCGGTCGTCATGCGGTGGTTCCGTTCTGTGCGAGGTGCGCGCGGGCGGCGCGGGCGGTGAGGGTGTCGGCGAGGGCGACGGCCTCGGCCGGGTCGATGACGTGGTCGAGCACGGCCGGGGGCGGCAGCTCGCCGGCCAGGGCGTCGCGGGTGGCGTCGGCCTCGGCGGCGCGCATCGCCCGGACGTGGTCGGCGCCGTCCGGGTCGCACTGGGCCACGTCGTAGGCGTCGACCGCGTCGGCGTGCGCCGCGAGCAGGGCGGCGACGGCCTCGGGGTCGCGGGCGTAGGCGGCGGCGAGCTCGTCGAGCAGCACGGCCGTCCGGTCGTCGGCCAGGCGCACGGCGAGGCCGTCGGCGGTGAGCTGCGGCCGGATCATGCGCGCAGCTCCTCGGGCATCGCCGGCGACGCGTCGTCGGTGAGCTCGCCCGTGATGGCGTCGTAGACGAGCGGGCGCGACCAGTCGGCGTCGGGGAGCATGCGGCGCAGCAGGCCACGGGCGGCGCGGTGCGCGGCGCGGTCGGCCCGGACCGGCAGGCCGAGGGCGTCGTCGAGGGACACCCACGTGACGCGGCGCCATTCGCCGTCGTGCTCGGTGGTGACGGGGACGGTGCGGACGCGGGTCACGCCAGGGGCGATCTGGTCGAGCTGCCGGGCGATCACGTTCCGGCGGGCGAGGTGCCGCCGGGCGGTGCGGGCGCCCTCGACAGCGAGGACGGCGCGGGGTGTACGGCGGCTAGTCTGCTGGTTCACGGCCATGCCTTTCGCTGGGGTGGTCGTGGTGGTCCGCCCCGGGTCGCATCCGGGGCGGCGTTCAGGGCGCCGCCCCGAGTCGCATTCGGGGCGGCGCTTCTGTTGTGGGTGGGCTGGTCCGGGTCGCATCCGGGCCAGCCGGTCAAGCGGCGGGGCGCTCCGCTACTGGGGCTTGCGCTGTGCGCTGCTCGCGCTCCAGCCGTCGGAGGGCCAGCTCGATGGCCGGGTCGAGGCGGCCGGCGGCGCGGTCGCGGTCGCGGCGGGCCCTGGCGCGGTCGAGCTCGCGGCGTGCGTTGGCGAACGCCTGTTCGCGGGGTATCACGGTGCTGGTCATGCGGCGGCTCGCTTGATGAGCTGACCAGCCGAAATGCCGTAGTGGGCCTCGACTGCGGCGGTCACCTTGGCACTTGGCGCGGTGCGTCCGTGCCACAGGCGCCATGCGGTGTTTCGTGCAACCCCGAGGCGTCTAGAGAGGTCAGACGGTGTGCGGTCCCCTGCGGCCTGAGCAGCGGAGATGAGCTGAGCACGGTCGTACATGACGTTCCTTTCGCGGAAGGTCGTTTCTTCCACGCAAGGAACGTTACGCCCGTGAAACGTGTGCCGCAACCCTCGAACTTCCCGGGCTGAGCAGGGCTTTCGGATTGACACTTGGATAACGCCCCTGCACACTGAGTCACAAGTTGCACACAAGTTCGATTCTGTGTGAGGGAGGTGTGTGCACATGGGTGATTTTTGGTCGTCATCCGGCCACGCGCACCTCGTTTGTTGCGCGCGCGATATGTTCCACCCATGGAACGACAACGACCTACACAGGGCGGTGCCGACGCCCCCGCCCGCTTCGCTGCCTGGCTACGCTCTCAGTGCGCCCAGCACGGCTACGACCTCGACGCCCGCGGCGGACAACGGCGTTTCGCCGAAGCCGCCGGCATCGGCGCCGCCACAGTTAGCCGCATCCTCCAAGGGCGCAGCACCGCAGACACGAGAACGTGCGCCCGCATCGCGGCCACCCTTGACCTGCCCCTACCCCGCGTCCTAGTCGCCGCTGGCGTCCTCGACGAGGACGAACTCCGCGCAGTCCAGAACCCGCACACACCGCGCCGGATCACCCCGGAGCAGGCCGCCGACGAACTCGGCATCGAAGACGAACAGGCGCGCCGCCTGTTCGTGAACATGACTCACACTCTGCAACGCACGCCACCCCCCAGCGAGGACCGCCTCGCCGATAACTGAGCACGTGCACGGAGGCACAGTGAACACCCGCCATCTAAGCACCATCGCGCCGTACATGTTCGCAATCGGTCTGACAGCGGGCATATACGGCCTGCTCGTCGACCTCGACGAAGCGGTGCAGGTCGGCGTGATCCTCAGCATCGCGGCTGTGCCCCTGCTCGTCATCCGCGCCATACGTGCGACCCACCACGCCACCGCCGACCAGCTCGCCCAGGCGGAGCGGGAGGGCTACCGGATGGCACTCGACCACGTGGCGCGCGGCCTGCTCGACCAACACACTCCGCCCAATCCGGGCCGCGGGCTCGCGGTCGAGCAAGTCGCGGGCGACGTGATCCACATTCGCCCAGTAGCCCCCAACACATGGGAGGAGAAGAAGGCGCAATGACCGTGCACGAGCTCCCCGCGACGTTCAGCAGTCGCGGCGAGGGTGAGCCGTACATCGGCTATATACGTGTCTCGACATGGCGAGAGGAGAAGATCTCACCAGAGCTACAGGAAACCGCGCTGCGCCAGTGGGCCGCGCGTACGGGCCGACGCCTGCTGGAACCGCTGACCTACGACCTCGACGTCACCGGTCGCAACTTCAACCGCAAGATCATGCGCGACATTGAACGCGTCGAACGCGGCGACGCCCGCGGCATCGTCGTATGGCGCTACAGCAGGTTCGGCCGCAACCGTACGGGGAACGCGGTCAACCTCGCCCGTCTTGAGGCCGCAGGCGGGCAGCTTGAGAGCGCGACAGAACCCGTCGACGCTTCGACTGCAATTGGCGAGTTCCAACGAGAAATGATTTTCGCGTTCGGCAACTTTGAGAGCAATAGAGCCGGCGAGCAGTGGCGCGAGGCTCACGAGTACCGCCTCGCTGCCAAACTGCCAGCCTCCGGCCGCGCACGATTCGGGTACATCTGGCACCCCCGTCGCGTTCCCGACCTCTCCCAGCCCGGAGGATGGCGCCTCCAGCAAGAACGCTACGAACTGCACCCCGACTACGCACCCATTGTCGAGGAGATGTACGAGCGCAAGATCGAGGATCACGATGGGTTCAACAACCTCGCGCACTGGCTAAACGAAGAGCTGAACATCACCACCACCCGCGGTCGGCCGTGGGGAGTCTCAAGCGTGTCGCGCTTCCTTGACTCAGGGTTCGCCGCCGGTCTGCTGCGCATCCATGACCGCGACTGCAAGTGCGGCTACGGCGCCAACCCCAAGATGCACCGATGCCCCAACGGGCGCATGATCTACCTCGCCGGCGCCCAACCCCCCATCATCACCCCCGAGCAGTGGGAGGCATACAGGGAACACCGCGCCGAGACCAAACGCACCCCGCCCCGGGCGCGAAGAGCGACCTACACCCTCACCGGCCTCATGAGACACGGATACTGCCGCTTCCACATGGCCGCTGCCTCGAACAGCAACAGACACGGCCCACCGGAACCCGGATTCTGGCTTGTGTGCAGCCGCCACAAGCACTCGAACAAACTCGAATGCCCACACGGGATCAACGCCAAGCGCGAACAGGTGGAGGGCGACGTGTTGCGGTGGCTCGCTGAAGAGGCTGCGGCCGGCGTCGACGCGGCACCGTCCGTTCCCCGGCAGCGTGCCGAGCCGGCCGAGGACCCGCAGGCCCGCGTGCAACGCGAGCGCGCCCGCTTGCAAGCCGAACTATCCAAGGTCGACGCAGCGATCGACCGGCTCGTGACCGACAACGCGATGCACCCGGACAAGTACCCGGTCGACTCGTTCGAGCGGGTACGTGACCAGTTGCTTGGGAAGAAGAGCACCATCGTTGGGCAACTTCGCGACCTCGGCGAGGCTGCGAAGCTGCCCACACGTGAGGAGTACAAGGAACTGGTGGTCGGCCTGCTCGCCGAGTGGAAGACAATTCAGCCGATTGAGCGCAACGCAATCCTGAAACAGCTTGTGCGGCGCGTCGTCTGCTACGACGAGCGTGACGATCGCGGGCGACTGCTGAACGTCCGCACTGAAATTCATCCTGTGTGGAAGCCGGACCCCTGGGCATCGCACCCTGATGAGGTCATTCACCGACGCGATGAACCAGTGCGCTGACTGAGCCCCCTTTAGAAGCGTTGTCCTGCGGCAGTGCATCTAAAGGGGCCTCACCGCCCGGGTTCGCAACGCGGCACGTAAACGCCCCCGACGGCCCGCCCAGTCGGGGGCGTTCTACGTTCGCCGGACGGCTCGCATGGGCACGTGCCTACCATCGAAAGTGGAGGGCCAGACCCGAACCGCAGAGGTGGACTTGTGACCAACTGGGCAGACCTGACGACCGGCAAGCGCATCAAGCACCTACGAGGGTCCGACCTCACGCAGCAGGGTCTAGCGGAAGCTGCGGGCGTCTCGTACGCGCTCATCCAGAAGGCCGAGCAGGATCGGGGCGAACTGTCCGTCGGTTCCCTGCTCAAGCTCGCCGCCGCGCTCCGTACCGACGTGGCCGTGATCCTCGGACAGCAGGCACCGCGCCGCGGCATGGACCGCGACAGCCGGACCGCGCTCCGACAGCTGTCCGACGCTGTGCACGAGAGCGCGCTCGGCGAGTGGGGAGACCTTGACGAACCGAGCAGTGTCGACGACCTCGCCCGCGCGCGCGACCTCGCGTGGGCCGCGTACTGGGACAGCAACACGCCCCGCGTGGCGACCCTCGCCTCGCAGGTGCTCATGGAAGGGCAGATGCGGTACTCGGCGGCGACCGGCGACGAACGCGACCGCCTGGCGCCGATCCTCGCCAGCACGTACCGCGTCGCAGCCTCGACCGCGAACGGCTTCGGACACCGGGACCTTGCCCTGTCCGCGCTCACGTCCGCGAAGCTACTCGCGAAGCGGGCCGGCGACCCCGTCATGGGCGCGCTGCTGGAGTCCACCCTGTCGTGGATCTACCTCCGCGGCGCGAAGATGCCGCGGGCTGTCTCTGTCGCGGAGCGCGCCGCCCTCGCGATCGAGCCGTCGTTCAGCCGGCCGTCCCAGCCGGAACTACTCGCGTACGGTCGGCTGATGATCTCGGCTGCCGTGGCGGCGTCGAGGCGTGAGGACAAGAGCGCGGCCGACGACTACATTTCGCAGGCGCACGCCGCCGCGGCGAGACTCGGCACCGACGTGAAGCTGTACGGAACGTCGTTCGGGCCGACGGCGGCGAAGACGGAAGCGGTCGGGATTCACGTCGCGCTGAAGAACTACGGGCGGGCGCTCCAACTCGCCGGGCAGCCGGACATGCAGCGTCTACCGGCGAGCATGTCGAAGGTGGCGCGGAACCGGTACAAGCTCGATGTTGCCCTCGCGCAGTGCTCGGCTGGCCTGTACGACAAGGCGGCTGACACGCTGGTCGAGGTCGGCCTCGATGCGCCGGAGTGGGTGAGGCATCAGGCGTTGCCAGGGGTGATCGGGCAGCGGATCGCGAAGGTGTCGACGGCGAGGGTGCGGAACATCAGCGAGTTGATCGGCGTCCCGTTGATCGCATGACGCCTACGGAGCGTAGGAGTTCACCGCACACCGAGTGAGTCCACTCCTACGCTCTGTCTCTTCACCATGAGTGATCGCGGCACCACTATTGGCGCATGGTCAGCACTGAGAGCGGATCAAAGCAGGGGTCAACTCCGGTTCGCAGGACAGAAGGCGAGCGGAAGCGGCGGCAGGCGCTCGCCGACGGCGCCACCGGCATCATGCCGGGCGAGGCCAACGCGCCGAAGGGCGTCGACCGCTTCCGTGTCGTGATCTACCTGTGTGCCGCCGCGAACACCAGCCTCACCGCACCGCGCCGGGAGTGCACCGAGTACGCCGCCGCGTTCGGCTGGGAAGTCGCCGACGTGATCGAGGACCGGTTCGGCCTGCTCCCGCCTGACGGGCGCGACGGCCTCGCGCGAGCCCTCGACATGATCGAGGCGAAGGAAGCCGGCGCCGTCCTCACCCCGTGGCGGTCGATGATCTCGACGGTGCCGCAGGAGTACGACGAGGTCGCCCGCGACGTAGAGAAGCGCGGCGGGTTCCTTCACGTGATGGACTCCGACCGGCCCCGCCGTCGCCTGCCATGCTGAGCGCGGCGGCCATGCTGGAAAACGTCACCGCGGGTTTCTGGTGCGAGTGGTGGTACTACGACTCGACCGCGCCGGACCCGCGCCACGTACAAGCCTTGCCCGTTGCCGCGCCGCAGAACGCGTTGCGGTGGGCCCGGGTCGGACTCGGCGTCATCGCGTCGGCCCTCGACGAACCGGCGTCGTCGTACGCGTTCGACTGGCTGGGCTCGGACCCGCGGCAGGCCGAGCAGCAGCTCGCCCGCGGGGAGCCGTTCACATTCACCGTGACGTGCCGCGAGACGCGGTTCGAGTGGACGGCCCGCCCGGCCACGTTCCTGCCACTGATCGGCGGCATACCTCGCCCGCACGGCGCCCGCGGGGGTGCGCCGTGGGAGTGAAGCCAATGGAGCTGTGGGCCCGCTTCACGTTCGAGCGTGGATCGTGCCACCGGTGCGAGCGTACGGGGCTGCCTGTGGCGGAGCTGGGCACGATGGAGGCCCGGGGCCTGACAGTGCCGTTCCGGGCCTGTCACTGGTGCATCTTCCGTATCGAGCAACTGCATTGGGTCGAGGCCGAGCGGGCTCGACTGCGTGCCGGTGGGCCCCTGCCGGAGCAGCAGGCGCGCCCCCATCCTAAGCGGCGGGCGTTGTGCGTGCCCGGAATCCCGCTGCGCATCGGGCGTCTGCTCAAGGCGTCCGCCTAGTCTCCGCCTCTGCCGGGCTCGACGTAGGGTCGCCCGGTCGAGGCGGGTTGCAAGAAGCACCACCAGGAGCACGACCTACAGGGAGGTAGGAACGTGGAAGCTCAGCCGTGGATCATCAGTGCCGACGAGGGGAACCCGCAGGACGACAGCGACAGCGGCAACAAGCACGGCGGCGGCGGTTCGGACGAGGGCGGCAACACCTCGGACGGCTCCGGCCCGGCGGACGGCAACTGAGTGAGCACCCAGGAAGTGAAGGAGGCCGGCCCCGCAGGGCTGGCCTCCGGCCTGATCGAAAAGGGCGCCCTCGTCTCTGACTGGCTGCCCGCGTTCAAGGCTGTGCCGCGTGATCTGTTCGTACCCGACCGGCTGTGGCCGGGTACGGCCGGAGGGAACCGGCAAGGCGACCTCGTCGACCGGAACACAGACCCGGCGCGGTGGTGGGGGCTGGTCTACAGCGACCGGCCGCTCACGACGCAATGGGACGACGGCGCGCACAGCGGCGACGGCAAGGGCCGGTCGCCGACCTCGAGTAACAGCATGCCCACGATGGTGTTCTCGATGCTGCGCGAGCTCAGTGTCGAGCGTGGGTGCCGCGTGCTCGAAATCGGCACCGGCACGGGCTGGAACGCGGCGCTGCTTGCGTACCGGCTCGGGCCCGACAACGTCGTGACGGTCGAGGTCGATCCGGTCGTCGCGGAGGAGGCACGGCATCGGCTCGACGCGGTCGACCTGCTGCCCGTGTCCGTCGTCGGCGACGGTGCGCAGGGCTACCCGGACGGGGCGCCGTACGACCGGATCATCGCGACGTGTGGCCTGTCGCGGGTGCCATACGCATGGGTCCAGCAGGCGAGGCCCGGCTCGGTGATCGTCGCCCCGTGGGGCCCGCCGTATGGCGGGCAGGGCGTCGTACGGCTGACAGTGGACGAGGACGGTACGGCATCCGGTCCGCTGGTGATGTCGTCGGCGTTTATGCGGCTACGCGACCAGCGCGACCGGTTCCCGCCGACGGCGTCGTTCCCGGGCGCCGAGCAGTGGCCGGCCGACGGCGAACGGCGCACGTCGACACTGTCGCCCGACGACATGGGGGCGTGGTTCCACATGTTCACGCTCGGTGTGCAGCTGCCGGACGTGTTCTGTCGCGTCGAGTGGGGCGAGGGCAGCGCGTACCGGCTGTGGCTGCTGGAGATGTCCGGCCGCTCGTGGGCGACGGCGGACTACGCGGACGGCCGGAGCGAGTACGAGGTCGTCGAGTACGGGCCGCGGCGGTTGTGGGCTGAGGCTGAGGCCGTCATGTCTTGGTGGCGCGAGCAGGGCGAGCCGCGGTTCGAGCGGTACGGCCTGACAGTGACGCCGCAGGGCCAACACGTGTGGCTCGACCGGCCCGACAACTTGGTACCCGTGCGGGTGCCGTAGAGCTTCGCCGCGTCCCGTTCCCCCGTGCGGGACGGGCGAAGAGCAGGGCCCCCGGTGGGCGCAAGCTGGGGGCCCTGCGTGAACGCAGAAAGCGCCCCCACCGGCCGCTGTAGGCCGCGTGGGGGCGCTTTCTGGCGTCACTTGACGAGCTGCCACATGGAGAGGATGAGGCCGCACAGGGCGACCAGCGCGGCCACGGACGGCAGGGGCCACCGGCCGCGTTCGAGGGCGTCGAGACGCTGCTCGGTGCGCCTCTGGCGGTCGGTCTCGCCACGCTCAACCGCGTCGAGACGCTGCTCCTGGTCAGCTAGCCGTTGCTCGGTCTGGTCGCTGCGCTGCACGAGCAGGGCGAGGGACCCGTCGACGCGAGCGAGCCCGACCTCGACAGCGGCGCGCAGCCTCTCAAGCTCGACCGCTACTTCGGTCGGGGAATCGGTCACGGTCGGTCGGCTCCCTCGCCGACCGGGCCGAGGCCGAGTCCGATGCGGTCGAGCAGGGCCTCAACGGACGGGAGCGCCATCACGCGGGCGAGGCCGCCCGCGACGGCGAGGGCGCCCGCGACCCACGGCAGGGACTCGGGTATGCCGGCCGCGTCGATGATGGCGGGCAGGGCGACGGCGAACGCCACCACCCCTTGCAGGATCGTGCGCACGGTGCGCTTCGCGGCGTCACTCATGGTGGTGCCTCTCTTCGTGAAGTGGGGGACGAGCCACCGGTTCTCAGGCGTCGTCGCGGTCGGGGACTAGCCGGACCGTCACGGACTCGATGGCGGCCTCGATGCGGGCAACCAGCGCGTCAACGTCGACCGCCGCGTCGCGGGAGGCGAGGGCCTTCGCGAGTTCGGTCACGGCGGCGGCCTGGGCGTCGAGCTTCGCGAGGATCTTCGTCGAGTTGTCGGCGGCGAGGTGGGCGTACGCGTAGCCGGACCCGAGCGCGGTGCGGACGCTGATCTCGCCGTCCTGCAACCCCTTCTGCTTCGGGAACGTCTTCGGAACCCATGCGCCGAGCTTCACGGCGTCGTCGAGCTTCATCTCGTCTTCCTCCTGGTGCTGGGCGCCGCCGGCCCACGCGCGCAGCGCGGCGCGGTCGGCGAACTGGCCGATGTTGGTGTCGATGGGGCGGTCGGTGTACTGGTGGAACAGCCACTTGGCCTGTACGCCGGGTTGGCCCGCGCTCACTCCGTAGTGCGCGATCCACAGCGCGTCGCCCGCCTGCGAGGTGGTGTCCCGGCGGCGCCAGTAGTCGACGTTGCAGTACAGGCCGACGCGGTGCGTCTCCCCCCGGAGCTTCTTGACCTCGGCGATGAACTGGTCCTTGTCCGCGCAGCTCACGCGCGGGTCTTCCCAGTCGGCCCACAGCGGGTCGCCCTCGACGCTGGCGGCCTGCTCGACGAAGTACGCGGCTTGGGCCTTCATGTCGCCGGGGCGTAGGAAGTGGTAGAAGCCGGTGACCAGCCCGGCGGCGCGGGCCCGCTGCGCCTGGGCGCGCATCTTGGGGTTCGTGTAGCTGGTGCCCTCGGTGGCCTTCACGAACACGAAGTCGAGGCCCTTCGTGCTGTAGGTGGTCGGCTGGTACGACGACACGTCGATGCCGCGCACGGTCATGGTGCTGCTCCTTGGGCATGAAGAAACGCCCTCGGCGCGGTGCCGGGGCGTGCGGTCGGAACGTGCGGGGCTACGCGGGCGGCGTGATCGTCGGGTCGTTGCCGTAGCTGACGGTGCCCTTGGGGACCGAGGCGCCGCGCCCGCCCGTGATCCGGTTCAGCGTCACGTTGGCGTGCGAGGTGCCGCCGCTCGTGACGTTGATGCCGAACGTCGCGCCGGCGTTCGCCGCCCGGATGAAGTTCCCGTTGATTTGCGTTGCGTCGCCGTCGGACCGGATGCCGTCGCCGCTGTAACCGCTGATTATGTTGTTCGAAATGATCACGCCGCCGGCCTGTTTCGCGCCGGATGAGGTCTGAACCTCGATGGCGCCGTACCCGCTGCCGCCTACGTTGTTGAGCACGTTGCCAGTGATCAGTACGCCGTCGGACTTGGTCTTGCCGGACGTGACCATGATCCCGGACCGGTAGCCGGAGCGGTTGGTGCCGCCGATGGTGTTGTCGGCGATGATCGAGTCGTACCAGTCGTACGCGTGCACGCCGTAGACAAGCGTGTCAGCGATCGTGTTGCCGTGCACGGTGATGCGCCGGTAGACGTTGCTGGTGTTGCTGGCGTGCGAGCCGACCAGCGCGCCCCACGGGCCGCACACGTCCGAGGGGCCCGTGTAGCAGCCGGTGATGATGATGTCCCGCGAATGGGTGCCGTCGTACGGCAACCCGCCTTCCAGCCCAGCGGCGCCGAGTGCGGCGTCGATCTGGATTGCCTCGGTGGTCTGCGGGCTGTCGGGCTTGGGGACGCTGCCCTCGAACCGGCAGTGCGCCACCGTCGCGTTGCTGATCGCGTTGAGCTCGATGGCGTGGTTGTTGGGCTGGTTGATCACGCGCACGTGGTCGAGGGTGATCCGTTCGGCGTGGGCGAAGGCGAACATGTTCCCGCTGCCGGTCTTGGCCGGGGCGTTGCCGTCCCAGGTGCCGCCCGAGACCCGGATGGTGCCGTGCCCGGAGTAGCCGGCGTGTTCCTCGGTGCCGTCGAAGTTCTGCACCAGCCGCGCCGAGAGGTTGAGTCCGCGGCGGATCACGGCCCCCTCGTCGGCGGCGATCGTGACGCCGTCTTGCACGTACAGGCACGGCGCCGGCCACTCGCCGCGGGCCGAGTCCATCAGGTACACACCGGCCGGTACCCGGACGGTGCCGCCGCCGGCCGCGGCGGCGGCGTCGAGCGCGGCCCGGAACGCTGGGGCGTCATCGGTGGCGCCGTCCCCGGCCGCGCCGAACGCGCGCACGTCGAAGTGCGTGCTGCCGCTGCTGATCGGCGGAATCTGCGTGGAAGGGACCTTGCCGGAGGCGTCGAGGGAGGCCACGCCGCCGGGTGTGCCCTGCGCTGTGGTGGGGATGGCGCCCACGTCAGCCGCGGTGTAGGTGGGCCGCTGTGCGGCGGCGAGGGTGCCCGTGTCGTCGAGCTGGGCGACGCCGCCCGGTGACCCCGGGGCGGTGTCCGGCACGGCGCCTACGTCGGCTGCGTTGAGGATGATGTCGGGGCCCAAGTCGCCGTTCACGCTGTTCACGCTGCCGTCACCTGGGTCGCCCTTCGGCCCTTGCGGGCCCTCGGGCCCCTGGGGCCCCTGGGGACCTTCCGGTCCCTGGGGGCCTGCGGGCCCGGGCGGGCCGACGAGCGAGTCGAGCCACTGCACGGGCGTACCGACGAAACCCTCGGCGACCGCGATCTCGTAGGCGCTCGCGCCGCGTACGTAGTTCGGCTTGCTCGGGTCGGTCGGGGCCACGTCCGCGAGGTCGACCTCCGGGTCGTCCTGCGGGAGCAGGAGAGAGTACGAGCGGTTCGACGCCACCCCTTCGAGGGCTTCCGTCACGGTGTACGTCCAGTCGACCGGGTCCATGCCCGGGGCGTCGGTCGCCGGCAGGACCACGGAGACAGCGCCCGAGGCGTCGAGCGGTGCCTCGACGGGGCCGGCGAGCATCACGTCGGCCCCGCCGAAGGTGAGCAGCGCGGGGGCCCTGAACGTCACCTTTCCCTTGAGCGGGTCGCCGTTCGGTCGCAGGTAGCGGGCGGTGACGGTCACGGACGGGATGGACTCAGGCAGCGATGCCAAGAGCGGGTCTCCTTACGGGGCGGCGGAGGTGGGCGGTGCGGGGGCGAGGGCGGACGGCGCCTCGTCAGCGGCGAAGGTGTTCCGCGTGTAGGCCGACAACACGGTCGTCTCGACGGTGCCGGCGCCCCTGGTGCGGTGGTCGATGCGCCAGGTCACGTAGTCGAGGTATTCGAGACCGACCAGCGGATAGGTCACCTCGCGCAGTGTCGAGGTGTCCGCGGCGGCGTCGTACTCGGCGAGGATGCGCTCGACGCCGTCGGGCGGGGTCATCACGACGCGCACCTGTCCGCCGCCTGCGCCCGCGTAGGTGACCAGCCGCAGGTATGCGACCGCATTGTGCACGGGCCCGGCGCCCCGCCAGCCGATCAGATAGCCGGTGGAGCTGGTGACTTGGGCGCTGGTCGGGTACAGCGGGACGGGCATCCACGGGCGGCCCAGGAACCCGGGCGCGTGCGCGTCGTCCATCAGGATGATGTGTCCGTCGCGGCTCCATATGCGGATCATCTGAGCGTCGGTGCCGCTCTCGTCTCCCACGGTCAGCGCGCGGGTCCCGTCGTCGCGGCCTATGCCGACGCCCCAGTCACCGTCGGGCGTCTCCCCGACGATGAACGTCCGGTACCCGTCGGGGGTCTCGGCTTTGAGCTGTCCGCCTCGGCCGATCACCACGTCACCAGCGGTTACGGAGTCGAGAGCGGGCCGGATCTGCGACCGGCCCCGGATGGTGCGCACTTCCCGCTCCAGCTTCGCGATGCGGTCGAGCAGGTCACGCGGGACGGCGGCCATCAAGGCACCTCCAGATACAGCTTTGCCGTCTCGGGCCGGCCCCGTTCGGGCGGGCTGACGGACATGCCGACGACGCGATACCGGGCGCTGAGCGTGTCCGGGTGCCACAAGTCGCGGATACGGACGCGGACGGTCGCCCCGACGAGCGCAGGGCTGACCACTCCCCCGAGCAGCACCTCGATTTCGGGTATCTGACCGGGACGGCGGGATGCGGCGAGATCGGCCCGCGCGTGGCCGTCGAGGATGCTCTGATCCTCAACAGTGGTGTAGTCGCTGGTGCCATCGAGCCGCGGCCACCCGGTTGCGATGTCCTGCTCGGCGACCAGCAGGGGGGAGGTGAGCGGGACGCTGTCCTCGGTCTGGTTGCGGTTGATGCTCGCGCCCCGTGTCTGCCACGTGGTAGCCATCTCGGTGGCGTCCATGGGCCAGGCGTAGGACAGGACCGGTCCCGGATGGTCGAGCACCACGTCGGCCGCGCCGGTGTGTAGCACCGGGTAGCCGAGCTGGAGCCGCCGGGCGCGGGTGCGGTCGTCGGCCCGGTAGCTCGCGATGCGCCACTCGAAACCGTCTTCCGCGGCGGCGAGTTCGTCGAGCAGGTCGCCGATGGTGTGGAGGTCGTAGCGGCTGTACGCGCGGTCCCGCAGCACTCCAGACAGCCCGGGGTCGGCCACGATGCCCAGGTCACCGCCGGGGGCGGACTGGGCATAGGCGAGCAGGTCGCGCGCTATGTCGAGCTGGTCGCGGCCGGTCACGGCGTAGTCGTCGTGCAGCAGCCGGCGGTAGAGGTAGGACTCCCAGCCGCCGGCCTGGATCTCCGCGCCAAGGAAGCCGCGGGCGTCGGACGAGAGGTTGAGGGTCCACAGGATGCCGCCCCACCAGATGTCGGGCCCGCGCTCGACCCATACGCCAGTGCGGCCCGGGGTGAGCGCCTGCCGCGCCCGCGCGGCGAGCCGGGCGTTCGGGATCGGCACGGTGCCACGCATGCTGCCGGTCTTGCCGATGTAGTCGTCGAGACTGAGACCCTGCACGGGCAGGGAGTCGACGAGCCGGTCGGTCATCAGGTCGCACAGCAACAGCCGGTAGGCGGTTGAGGGGGTCGGGATCACGTAGGCCCCCTCTCGGGTCACTGCACGTAGGTCGCTGAGACGCGCATGTTGTGGCCCTTGGCGAGCACGATGTTCGGCGACCACGTGCGGAGGTAGATCTGTCCGTCGGACTCGACGCGGGCGCTGCCGTCGCCGTAGCCGTCCGTCGCGATGGCCTCGACGCTGAACGGCGGACGCCACCCGCCCGGAAGCGAACCGATGAACGTGTCGGGCAAGTTGGTCTTGTCGACGAGATCGCCGCCCGTGCGCTCCAAGTACACGGAGAACGTCACGACACCGCTCCTGCGGCGGGCGGCGAACGTGTTGATCTTCCATCCCGTGCCGACGGCGAAACCCGAGGTGGTGCTCTCGGCGGGGATCTCCGGCGGCCGGTAGGTGCGCCAGGCCGTACCGTCCCACCGTTCCAGCACGCCGGCGCGGTCCCTGTACTGGCCGTCGTAGGTGCCGGCGCCCTCACTGCGCGGGTGCGGGGTGATCCCGCCGACGGCGACCGTGTACCGGCGCCGGTCGGTCAGGGCCGACGCCCAGTCGATGCCGCCCGTCGAGGATGACGCGCCGGCCCGTACACGCACGTCCCACAGCGGGAGCGAGGCGGGCGGCAGCGGCGGCGCCGTCGGGGCGCCGGACGCCTCACCCTGCACGATCTCGACCACGGCAAGGGTCTTGCCCTCGGTGTCGTACATGCCGTCGTAGATGCGCAGGATGACGGTGTCGATCCGGTCGAGCGCGTCACCCGGGGCGAGGGTGACCAGCTCGGGCGCGTCCAGCGCGACGGGGTACGGGCCCTGGGCGGTGGTGCCCTGGACCACGGCCCGGCCGATACCGATGCGCACGGACATGGCGCCGGCCGGTGTGGCGACCAGCGGGGAGCCGCCCGGGATCACGCCGCTGCGGCTGGTGAGCTCTGCGGCGGGGGTCACCGTGCCGACGGGCGCGAGGCGAGTCTCCTCTCGGGTCTGCCCGGTGGGCAGCAGCCATGCGGCGCGCACGGTCATGAGAAAGGGCTCCTTACCAGTAGGCGGACCGGTAGCGGACGGTCACGGACGCGGCAGGGGTGCCGGTGCCGCGCAGTACGAGGGCCGTCTCGCCCGGGGGAAAGGTGAACGTGGCCTCGGGCACGCTGCGGGCGGTCGCCGCATAGAGCCTGCTTGCGGTGCCGTTGAGCGTGGCCGTGCCGGCGAGGGTGTCGACGACGAGCAGGTCGTCGGAGTCGAGCGGGAGGTCGTATTCGAGGGCGTCACCGCTGTTGATGTTGGTGAGCGAGGGGCGCGCCATCGGCCCCCGGAACTCGATCACGGGGTGCGTGCTGGCGGTCCCCCCGTTGGTGACGGTGAGGGCGCCGGACTCCCCGGGCGCCCCCCAATCGAGCGGCCAGGCCAGCGGCCAGGCGAGGCCCGGCTCGGGCGAGGGCAGCCCGGCGCTCGCGGTCTGCTCGTCGAGCGCGTACCGGCGCGGGTCCGTCGCCTCCCACTCGACCGCGCCGTCGACCACGGTGCCGGTGTTGTAGCCCTTGCCGACGGGCAGGTCGCGGCGCGTGCAGCGGGCCCAGCACAGCAGCGGCCCCCGCTCATCCAGCCAGATCACGAGCGGCAGCTCGTCGACCACGGGAACCGTGCCCGATTCGAGCGCGCCGACGACGGCGCCCAGCTCGGCCGCGCGCCCGCGCACGACCAGCCCGTCAAGGCCGATCGTGCGCGACTGCGCCAGCAGCGTGCCAGGGAGCGCGCCGTGCGCGTCCGGGCGCTGAACCGTGCCCGAATCAAGCGCGGGGAGTTCGCCCCAGCCGGTCAGCTTGGCCCACCGGTAGGGTGTGCCGCGGCCGAGCAGCAGGCCGCCGTACTGAACCTGTCCGCGTCGGGTGACAAGGTCCCCGAGCACTGTCACCCCCTCGCCTTCGCGGCCCACGCGAGTGCTCTTGCGTTGTCCTCCGGGCTCCCGTTCTCTGCGGCGTGCCAGTGCTCGACGTGCACCATCGGGCCGGCCTGCCCGCCCGCGGGGCCGGGGCCCCACGCTTGCGCGGCAGGCGTCCCGGCGAGCTGCATGCGCGGGACCGGCGGAGGAGTCACCAGCGACCGCATTGCGGAGTCCAGCGGCCCCCGGCCGGACTCGATGCCCCGGACGATGCCCGCAGGAATCCACCGGCCCACCGATTGCGCCATCACGCGCGAGGGCGAGTGAATACCGAGCGCTTTCGCGATCGGCCCAGGGATCATGTTCTTCGCGAACGAAATCAATTTACTCTTGAGCCAAGATCCCATGGACTTGATTCCGGACAGCAGGCCCCGGATCACGTCCTTGCCCTTCCCGATAAGCAGGTTCTTCGTGTCGCCGACGGCGCGCACGAGACGGTCAGGAAGTCCGCGAGCCCAGTCGACCGCCTCGCGGAATTTGCGCACCAGCCAGTCTTTGAAAGCCTTACCGGCGCGCGCTGCCACATCGGACAGCTTCTTTGCCAGCGGTCCGACTTTCTCGGCCAACCACGAAGGAATATTCGTAAACCAGTCGATCAGGCCGCGCCACTTCGATTTCGTCTTGTCCACGGCCCACTGCCACCCATCGGCGATGAGCTGGCCCACGAACTTGAGAGCCATTTTCAGCGTGGCTTTGAGCAGTTGGAGGGCGCCTTTGACGACGGCGATCAGCATGCCCCACATGCCGCCCGTCACGTCCTTGATGCCCTGCCACACCTTGCCCCAGTCGCCAGATATCAGACCGGTGACAATCTCGATGATGCCTTTAATGTACTGCATCGCAGCGGACACATATTCGCCGATGGCGCCCCAGACGACACGGGCGATTTCCATGATGCTGTCACCGTGCTTAGTCCACGTCTCGTCAATGAGAGTGACGACATCTTGGATTATCTGTGCGACCTGTCCGAGTGCTTCGCCGACCTTTTCGCCGAGGCCGCCTTTGGAGCCTTCGCCCGAGAAAGCTGCGCTGATCTTCCCGAAGACGCCTTGCAGCTTCTCAAGGTGGGGGGCGATCTCCTCCCAGAATTCCCCCAGCTTCTTGCCGATGCCTGAGAAAGCGCCGCCGAAGTTCTGCCGGAATTTTTCAAGAGCGGGCAGGACTTTGCCGCCCAGGAATTCCACGAATCCCTGTTGAAGGGTCCGTTTGAACTTCTCGACCTTCGTGCCCGCGTTGTCCCGCAGCGAGTTACCCATCTTGTCGGCAGCGCCGCCGACTTTCCCGAGCGCGTCAGCAGCCGACGACGGGTCAAGCGCCATAAGCGCTTTCTGTGTGTCCTCCGACTTGGTGCCGAAGAGCGTCAGGGCGAGCGTTGACCGCTCGGTCGGGTCTTTGATTTTCCGGAGGCCGTCGAAGACCTTATCGAGCGCTTCTTTCGCCTTCGGGCCACCCTTGGAAAAAACCCGCTGCATTTCTTCGCCGGACAGGCCGATCGCGGCAAACGCCTTGTTCGCCTCGTCGCCACCGCCCTGCGCGATCAGGACGAACTCTTTCAGCGAGTCGGCGACAACATCGGTATCGCGCGCACCGGCTTTGAGGCCCTGCGACATGAGCCCGGTCGCGGTCTTGGCGTCGATACCGAGCTGACGGAACTGAGTGGAATACTCGTTGAACGTGTCCATCAGGTCGTCAGCGCGCGGCCCCATTTTCTGCATGCCGCGCGTCATCACGTCCAACGCCTCGTCTGCGTTGGGCGCGAGTTTCGTTTTCATGATCTGACCGACAGCATTAGCGGTCTGCCCGAGATCCAGATCGAACGTCGACGCCAAATCCGAGACCTTAGTCGAAATGGATTCGATCTGAGCGTTCGTCGCGCCAGGCGGGAGCAGACCCGAGCGCATCGTCGCGGAAATCGCGTCCGCAGCGCCCTGGAAGTCCTCCGTGACGGCGTTCGCGTACATGGAACCGGCGATCTCGCCGTACTTCTTCGCCTCGGCGGGGGTGGCGCCGAGCTGGGCGCCCAGACGGCCCACGATGCGGGACTGGTCCAGCGCCTCACCCATGGCCATGACCAGTGCGGCGCCGGCCGCCGCGCCCAGCGCAGCAGCACCCCCGGCCACAGCGGCCTTCATGCCCTGGAGCCGGCCGCCGATCTTCTCGCCGGCGCCCGCAGTGCCATCGGCGGCACCGTCGCCGAGCGCGGCGCCCCCCTCATGGCCGGCCGCGGCGAACTGCCCGTCGAGGCCGGACAGGGCACTGTCGGCGCCGCGCGACACACCGTCGCCGAGCTGCTGCCCCGCCGCGCGGCCCGCGCGCGCGGCCTCCTCGCCCATCTGTTGGCCGGCCGTGCGTACGCGGCCCTCGGCTCGGGTGAGACCGGACGACATGCCCTCGTCGTCGACGGTCACAAGCGCGGTGAGCTCTCCCACAGTCAGCGCCACGGGCACGCACCCCCTATGCAGTTGTGGTTGTGCGGCTCGCCTACGCGGTGAGCCGGGCGATCTCGTTCGGGTCGGTCACGTGCCGCGGCGTCGAGCGCCACGCGCGCGCGAACCGGGACTCGGGCGGCAGGGAGCCGAGCAGCACCAGGAACCGGCGCAGGCTGAGGGCCGCGAGCTGGTCGGCGCTGAGGTGGTGGACGGCGGACAGGTCACCCTCAACCGCAGCCCAGTGACGGACTACCGCCGACCAGAACTCTTCCGCTTCCTGTTCCTGTTGCCGCTCCGCGGCCGTGGGGCTTTTCCCGGGCCGTCCTGCTCGTCGTATAGGCGGCGGGCGCGCTCCAACGACATCGAGCCGGGCACGGACGTGTTGGCGATCGCCCAGGCGAGGACGATGCCCATATGCCGGTCATCGACGTTCCGACGGATCAGCTCATCGACCAGCCCGGACGGCAGCAGCGCGCCAAGCAGGCTCTGAATGTCTTCGGGGTCGGCGGACTCGCGCACGCGGTGCATCTGCACCTGAATGAGGGCCGGGAGCCGCGACGGGAGCCGCCATTCGCGGCCGAACATGCGGAACGGCATACCGTCGTGTCTCGGTTCGATCCGTTCCTCGGCCCAGAAGGCATCCCAGTCGGCCGTATCCGGCCGCTCGTCGTGCTCCTGGTCGTGCAGCTCGCTCACTGCGCCACCACCGCGACCTTCGACGGGGCGCCGCACCGGGTGATCGTGACACCCCAGGACGTTTTCGCGTTGTGCTCGCCGCCGACCTCGCCAGGGGTGGCCGTCGCCTCCCACACCGTCCACTCGGTCTGGTCCTTGTGCCGGTAGCGGAAGCGGTTCCGGCTCGCTTCGCCGACACCGGTGGTCCACACGGTGTCGACGTACTGCTGTGCCGGGTCCTGCGCTCCCGTGGTCGCCGAGTACAGCCCGGTGAGCTCGATCGTGGCGCCGCGCTGCATGATGTCTTGCTCGTACTGGCCGTCGCTGTCGTTCGTGGTGGTGTCGGCGACCTCTTCGTTCTCACCGCGGTTGAGCGTCCAACTGTTGACCTTGGTGAGCGTCAGCCACGTCTCGGTGGCAGCGTCCTCGTCCTCGACCTCGAAAATCCAGTCGCGGGCGCTGATGGGGCGTCCCATGGGTGTCCTCCTGTGGGCATGCGTGGGCGCCCCACAGGCGGGGCGCTGCGGGGTGTTGCGGGTGGTGTCCTACGCGCGGTGCGTGGCGAGCACGTCGTACTCGACGGAGACGCGTACGACGTGCTCGTGCCGGCCGGTGCCGTCCGGGCCCATTGGCGAGGGCGTCGTCGCAGTGCAGATGATCACGGGCGTGCCGTCCGGTAGGACGGTGTCCGACAGCCCGTTCACCGCGTCGTACATGTCGTACGCGCGGGCGTAGGACACGCGCGGGTCTGTCGTACCGCGCACGCGCACCTGCACGAGGATGGCGTCGTACGCGATTGCGGCGTTCTGCGGGCCCGCGTCGTACGCGGTGAGCGACACGGCCTGGTCGGGCGTCGGGGGCATGGTGCCGACGAACGTGTCACCGGCCGTGCCGGTCTCGTCGTACGACAGCAGGCCGAGCGATTCGAGCAGCAGCGCGAGGCCGTGTACGACGCTCACCGCAGGGCCCGCCGAACTTGGGCAGCGATGATCTGCTGCATGGTCGCGGCCTCCTCGTTCAACGGCTGTTCGAGGTACTTGGGGCCTCGGCCGGCGTCGTGCCGAAGCGTCATGTCCTCGTGCTGCCGCACGGCGTACGGGGTGTCGTACGCCACGGCGCCCGTGAGCTGCTGCTCGTCGACCGTCGCCGTGCCGGACCGTTCGAGGGTGCCCTCCTCGATGGGGACGCGGGCCCGCGAGACCTGTAGCAGGTGCTCGACCGCGAGGCGCACGCCCCGGGCCGCGCCCGCGTGCGCGCGGCCCTCCACAGCCTGTGTGTTCCACCGGATACGGGCATGCTGTGTCACTCGCACATCACCTCGACGGATTCGGGCACGGGCAGTCCGGGCGCGGAGTGATGGGCGACGGTGAGCGCGCGCGTGATCCGGCCGGACGGCAGGGTGAGGCGGGACTCGGCTGGGCAGTCGAGATCCGGCTCGGCGATGATCTGCGCTGTAGAGGTGACCTCGCGGCCCTCACGGTCGCGGACGGTGCGCACCGTCTCGGCGACCAGGGCGCGCACCGTGACCGGGGGCCCGTACGTCGGCCCGTACGCGGAATCGCCGAGATACGGCTCGACAGCCACCGTGTGCCGCAGCAGCCACCCGGGGACGCCGGTCACCAGATCACCCCCGGCAGCAGACCGGCCCGCCGAAGCGCACGGTGCGCGCGGGGGGCGAGGTCCACATCGCCCGCGGCCGTCGGCCCGTCCTTACGGCCGGACAGGGACACGGGCCCAATGGAGACGCTGTCCCACCGGCCGGCCGCCCCGGTGCCGTCGTCGCCCGTGGCGAGCTGGTACTCGACCTGCGCGCACGTGGCGTTGGCGAGGGCCTGCACGACGGCCGGGTCGGTGGGCATGCCCGTCTCGTCGGTGCGGTAGACGGCTGACAGGAGCGCGTCGTCCACGTCCTCACTGGCGCGGGCGAGCAGCCGCTCGGCGCCGGGCGGGGCCGGCTGCCCGGTCCACGCCGCGAGCTGTTCGGGGGTGGCGTAGACACGGGGCACCGGTCATCCCTCCTTGGGCCTGCTCCGGGCACGCCCGGCCGTCTTGGCGTCGTCGGCCGTCTTGGCGTGCTGCTCCGGTGACGGCCGGGTCGGCGTGGCGTCGCCAGCGACGGGCTCGACGGTGTAGCCCTTCCGCAGGAAGTACGCGACGGCGTTCTCGTCGTCGGTCTCAGCTGTGCCACCAGCGAAACGGACGCCGGCGACCACACCTGAGAAGTCCGTGACCGGGGACGTGATCGTGTGCAACATGGTCGCCCCCTCAGCCCTTGGCCTTGCCCTGCGGACGCCTGCCGGCCTTCCCGCCCGACGGGCCAGCCGTCGGCCCGGAGGACGCCGCGGGGGACGCAGCCGGGCCGGTCGGCGTCTCCTGGTGATAGCGGCGCAGCATCATCACGCCCCTCCCTCGGTGGCGAGGGTGCCAACGCACACGCCCTCGTCGTCCAGCCGCTTCACCGCGTAGTGCACGTTCGTGGTGATCACGGTCGTGCGCTTGAGGATGTCGCGGTCGGTCTCCACGATCGGTCGACGCTTGTAGAGCAGGCCGAGCGAGTTGGTCTTGAGCATGAGGAACGTGCCCGCGGCGAGACGGTCGGTGACTACGACCGGAATCCCGGCCATGGCACCGATGGTGCCCGTGGTGACGGGGATCGAGGTCCCGAGCTTGGCCGCGTCGGTGAACTGGTTGTCGTCCCACACCTGCGTGCGCTGCGCGCTGTTGATGAAGATGCCCGCGAAGTCGGACGGATCGAACTCGTCGCCGAACATGGCGGCGGCGTGGTTGATCACCTTCCACGACAGGGCGGTCTCGGTGGCGGTGTACCGGTAGGGGGTGCCGCCGCCCTGTGCGGTCTCGTCGGCCTGTGCCTGGGCGATCAGGTCGGCGTCGACCTTGCGGGCGGCGAGGATGCCGAACTGCCGCTGCGCCTCGCCGCGCGGGTCGCCGAGCGCGGTCAACAGGGCCTTGTCGGTGATCTCGACAGCCTTGCCGGCTTCCTTGATGGTGGCCGAGCTGCTGCTCTGCCCCATCACGGACGTGCCCATGGGCACGGCCTCGGTCAGCTCGTCGAGGTCGCCGAGGCGCCCCCACTTCGGGAAGTTGATTGTGTCGCCGGGCTGTCCTTCGAGAGTGCTGTCGGTGAGGACGGCGGACGAGCCGCCCACGCGCACGGCCCCCTTGAACTTTGCCTGTGCCATGTCGGCCCACACCTCGGGGACGATCAGGTTCGCGGCCTTCGTCTCGGCCATGACGGTTACTCCTCACTGAGTGCCGGCGCGTTGCCGGGCGGTCGGGGTGCCCGGCGGGCGGCCGGGTCAGGAACCGGCGGCGAGGCGCCGGTACGTGTCGGGGTCGGACTGGTACAGCTCGGCCCGCGCCGCATAGTCCATGGCGGCGAACTGCGCGGGCGTGACGCCCTCGGACGGGGGCCCGGAGAACTCCGCCCCGCCGCGTGCCGGTCCGGCCGGCTGCCGCTGGGCGGCGAGTCGGGGGTTCGCCTCGACGGCGGCGGTAATCGCCGCGGCGATGGCGTCGGTGTCGGCCGGCTCGAGGTCGGCGACGGCGGCGGCGAACTGGCGGGAGTCGAGCAGCGCGTCGGGGTCGCCGCCTGCCTCCCGAGCGGTCCGGTAGACGGCGAGCTCGACGGCCGTCTGTCGGGCCCTGGCCTGCTCGGCGGCGAGCTGCTGCGCGAGCTGGTCGGGGTCCGGCGGGGTGTCGTCGTCGACGATGCCGAGCGCCTTGCCGATCTGCTGCGCGAGCTCAGCGCGGGCCTCGTCGGCGGCACGCTGCTTGGCGGTGACGCGTGACTTGCCCGCTTCCTTGCGAGCGTTGGCGAGCTCGGCCTCAAGGCGGGCGATCTGTGCGGCGGTGTCCTCGCTCTGCTGCTGCCGCTCACTGGACGGCTGCGCGGCGGGCGGGGCGGATATCGGCGCGGTGGTCGGGTCCTGCCCGCCCTCGCTGGCCGGGGCGCCCTGCTGGCCGGAGGTGCCGTTGTCGTCGCTCATGGTGCCCTCCTGGGGCTGGTCGGCCCGCTCCTGGCGGGCGTGTGGGCATAGCAGAAAGGGCCCGCACCTGGCGGGCCCGGCGTACATTGCTGATATGAGCCAATATGCGAGGCAGGTTGCCGGGCGGTGTCGCAGGTGTTCCGCCGGGCTGGTCCAAGAGATCAGAGAGTTTCGTACGTGGGGCCCGGATGTGATCAAAAAGCCGATCGGTGACCCGCACTGTCCCTCGTGCACGGTGGCCGAGTTGGAGGAGTTCGACAGGCAGAACCAGCCTGAATAGAGGCGGAGCGTCCGCCGGGGCCTTGCGGCCTGGCTATTCGGTGGGCTTCTGCCGGGCGAGTGGTCGAGTCTCTGCGTAGCCGCGAACCCACGCGCGGCGCAGGATCGAGCCGGACGGGTGCGGGCAGGTGGTCGGGCGGTCGCCGCGGCGGCCTGCCTCGCGGCCGGCGGTCACGGCCCGGACGATGTCCTCACGCGTCCCCACGGGCTACCTCCGGTTCTGGTGCTCGGCCTCATTCTGCCGGGCCCGCTCGGCGGCTGCCGACCGTATGCCGGTCGCCTTCTCGATGAACTCGGCTTGCGTCATACGTCCGTTGCGGGCCCACCACTCTTTGAGCTCGTCGGACGCGCGGGTGTAGGCGATCCTCGCCGGCCCCGAGAACAGGGTCGCCGGGTCGACGCCGTCGGCCTCGGCCCGCTTGTTGAGCAGGTAGCCGCGGCACGCCTCCTCGGCCTTGAGGTACTGGTCGTACACGTACTCGTCGTACAGGGCGCGGGCCTCGCGGCGCGTAATACGCCGCTCCTCGGGCTCCTGGTCGGAGGCGTCGGACGTGTGCGACAGGGCGTCGGACACGTCCGACCACGCGTCGTCGTCGGCGAGCCGTCCCCACTCCTCCGGGTCCGGCGCCGGGCGCACCGCTGCATCGAGCGCGTCACGGTCGGCCAGCAGGTCGACCACGGCATCGCCCGTGTCCGACGCGGCCGGCATAGGCACCGCGTCGCGGTGATCCATCTCGGCAGCGATCCGGGCGAGCTCGCCCTCGTCGGCGTACTGCATGCACCACGCGAGATCGTCGTCGGACACGTCCGACAGATCGTCGGCCAGCCGTCCGCCCGGGAAGTGCCGGGCGAGCATGTCGCGCCGGCGGGCCTCGGCCGCGAGATCCGCCAGCGTGCCAGGGTCGGCAGCGCGGGCCCGCGTGGCGAGGTCGGCATCGGACAGACGCGCCAGCTCGGGCCGCACACCGGGCAGGCGCGCGGCTAGGTCGCGCCGGTCCATCTCCGCCATGACGGCCAGGAGATCCCGCTCGTTGTCGAGCAGGGGCACGGCACGGGCGAGCTCGTCGTCGCCGTACGCGGTGAGGTCACCGCGGCGCACGTCGCCCTGTACCCGGTCGCGTAGCTGCTCGCGGTCGCGCCGGTCGGCCTCGGCCTCGATCCGGGAGCGGGCCCGGTCGTCGAGTGTGCCGCTGCGCATGGCGGCGGCGAGCTGGTCGTCGCTCATCTCCCGCACGCTCGCGTCGTCGCCCGACCAGACACGGGCGGCGTCAACCTGCTCGGGCGTCGTCTCGCGGCGCGGCTTCGGCAAGTTCGAGGCTCCGGGCTGTTCGCGCGCCCGCAGGCGTCGTAGGTCGGGGTGCGCGGCGAGGTGGTCGCGCTGCGCCTTCTGCCACTGCCGCACCTTCGCGCGGGCGGCGCGCTGCGCCTCCGGGGAGACGGCGGCGGCCTCCCGACGCTTCCATTTGCGGATGTTCCGCTCGATGGCGCGCTGCCGCTGCCCGGCCTCGTACCCGGCAGGGTCGCTCTCGGCCTGCTCGACGACTGTCAGACCCGGGGTGTATGCGGACACGCTGTGCCGGCAGTTCGGGTGCTGGAGCCCTGCGTGGCGCGCCTCGTCGAGGCTGCCCGCTACCCGCACCGGCACCATGCGGCCGTCCTCGGTGGCGTGCTCGGCCTCGACGGTGCGCTCACCGGTCGGCCCGTCCAGCGCGAGTACGCGGCCCTCCCACGGGCGGCACAGCGGGCACTCGCGCGGCGCGTTCGACACGATGACCAGCCCTACACCGGCCTCGGTCAGCGTGCGCGTGTGCGCCTCGGTCGCGGCCCTGGCGGTCGCCGTGCGTACGGCCATCTCGGCGTATGACGTGAGCTGCCAGCGTCGGCCCGCACGGTCAGTGAAACCGGAGATGCCTCGGTCCGCGAAGCGCTGCATGGCGTTCTGCGTGGCCTGGCGGCGGGTGGCGATGCCGAGTGACACGTCGCCGACGACGGTCGACACGATGTCGCGGAAGCCATCGAGTACGGCGCGCAGAATGCTGCGGTGCGTCGCCGTGAGGCGGTCGACCGTCTCTTGTGCGATGCGGTCGACGGCCTGCGCCTGCGGGGTGACCTCGTCGACCAGCCGTCGGGCGTCGTCGTCGAGGGCGCCCAGCTCAGCCATGCCCGCGCGGTGCCCGACGTTGTAGGCGTCGGCGACCGCGTCGAACACGTCAAGCGTGACGGCGCGGCCGAGCTCGTCGACAACGGCTTGAGACGACCGGCGCAACGCCTGTACGGCGGCGAGCTTCCGCTCGGCCCACCCGGGCGCGTCGAGACCGGCCGCGAGCTGGCGGGCGATGATGCCGAGTAGCCGCTCCTCGGCGCCCGCGTACAGATCGCGCGTCCGCTCCGCGAGGGGTTCGACCATGCCCGGGTGAATCGGCATCGACGTACCTCCTTCGTGTGAAGTACGTCGCGCAACCCCCGCGCTGACCTGCGGTGATAATCCCGTGTCACGTAGCACGCCAACGCGCGGTTGAGCGATGGTGCCCGCATGAAACTGGATCTCGCGGTGCCGGTCGCCGTCGGTGTGCTGTGCCTGGTCGTTGTCGGTTTGGTCGCGGTCGTGATGCTGGGACGGAACGGGGAGAGACGGGAACGTGCCGAGCGTGTGCTCCGCATCCTTTTCCGTGCCGAGTAGTCCGTCACATGGGGAAGGCGTCAACGGGTGCGCCCGCGCCGGTCTCGGCGAGGATCGCGTCGACCTCGGCCTGTACGTCGCCGTCGTCCCACTCCGGGTGAAGGATCTTCACCTTGGTCTTGGTGGAGATGGCGCCGGCGCGGCTGAGCAGGTCGAGCGTCGTCGCGGTCTGCTGCTCGGACTCGGCGACACCGGCCCCGAACTCGACAGCGGGGCGCTCGGGCGTGATGCGCTGCCCGAACTGAACGGCGTCGAGCTGCAACAGGACGTGCAGCATGTCGGCGAGCGGGTGCCGGAAGTGGCCGGCTTTCTTCTTCCGGGTCGTCATGCTCCGGGAGTCGCGGGAGTCCGACTCGGTTGCGGTGATGGGCTGTCCGCCGCCGTCGAGGCCGAAGGACTGGGCGGAGTAGCCGGCGGACTGGGCGGCCTGCCGCATCGTGGCTTCCGCGGTGCGCTGGTGCTCGTCGACGCGGATGGCGAACTGAGCGAGCGTAATGCCGTTGCCCTCGGTCGGGGGCATCCGGAGTGAGGTCCATACCTCGCGGTCCTCGTCGAAGCTGGCGCCCCGGCCGGGCCCGTCGTCGCGGAGGTAGCCGTCCGGCACGATCAGCCGGGCGCGGGCGAGGCGGATGTCTCGGAGCCAGCTCGTCCAGGTCTCGTCGAGGCCGTCGAACAGGTCGTAGAGCGGGGCCGCGTAGTCGCTGCGCCCGAGGGGGGCGCCGCGGTGCCGCCTGTTCGGGAGCATGTTCGGCACGTATGCGGCTGTCAGGTCCCGGATACCGGTGCTGATCGTCTGCCCGTCGCCGTCGGTGTCGAGGGAGGTGGACAGTTCGGCCGTGTCCGGGTGCTCCGTGAGGGGCACGGGGCGGCCGACGTTGTCGGCGGTGCCCTGGTACAGGGCGTGCGTGATGCGGCCGGGCTCGTGCCGTTCGAAGTGGCGCAGCACGGTGTGGGCGTCGCCGGTCGCCAGCTCGCGCCAGAAGGTGACGGCGCGCAGCATGCCGAACCGGAACTCGGGGATCGCGGCGTCGGGCTGCACCACGTCGAGGATGGGCCGGTCGACAAGGTCGCGGTCCCAGGTGGCGCGCAGGTAGACGCTGCCGAGTGCGGCGGCCTGCTCGGCGCCTGAGATGAGGGTCTGCTGTACGCGGCCCTCGTCGAGCAGCACGTCGAGGCGGGCCTGTGTGGCGGTGTCGGTGACGGTGATCGCTGGCATGTCCGCGAACAGCAAGTCGGCCGACGTGCTGGCGATGTCGCCGGGCAGGGGCACGTGCAGCCGGGTGTCTCGCCGCGGGTGGTGGTCGAGGGACGTGCGGCCCCACAGACGGCGCCGCTCCGTCGGACGCGGGTGGTGCTCGTAGAGGCGGGCCAGGCGGCGCCGGTCGCCGGCGTACCACGTGTCGTCGACGGCGATCTCGCGGTACACCTCGGCCCACTGCGGCGGCGGCCACGGGGCGCCGGTCTCAGGGAGCGGCATCCGGGGTCACCTCCTGGGCGGTGCGGTCGAGCGCGTCGGCGGCGGCCCGGAACAGGTCGGCGAGGGCGGGCGTGAACGGCTTGCCCGGTGCGATGGTCAGCTCGCCGATTTCGCTCGTGTGGTCGCCGATGGTGAGCCGTACGGGCAGGGTGACTGTTGGGGCAGTCGGGGTGTCGGCCATCAGGCGGCAGCCTCCTCGGGGCGGTGCGTGGTGAGTAGGTGGCGCCACTCGTGGGCCGTGGAGTGGATGACGTAGCGCAGCGCATCGACGCTGTGGTCGTCGACCTTCAAGGGCTTGTCCTCGCCGACCTCGGTCGCCTTCGGGTCCCAGGAGTATCCGGGTAGCTCGTCGAGCAGTCCCTCGCATGAGCGGTGGACGAGTAGGCGGCCGGCGGCGAGCAGCGCGGCCACGGACCGGATGCCGTCTGACACGTCGTTGACGGCCCGGGCGATGCCCGGGTGTCCGTCGGCCCACAGCTGCGTGATGAACGACGCGGCCGACGGGTCGATGAACGTCCACTCGGGCGCTGCGCCGAGCTCGCCGAGCCAGTCGCGGACGGCGGTGCTGTACTGGGCGTCGGTCATGCTGCGGTGCGTGGCGCGGGAGTCGTGCCGCCACTCCGCGCACACGTACAGGCGGTCGTCGACACCCTCGCCGAGCAGCAGCGCGGCGAACGGGTTCGTCGTGCCGTAGTCCAGCCCGACCCAATGGCGGCGCATGGACGGCAGCTCGTCGACGACGTGCCGGTCTTCGTCCCACATGTCGTAGATGGCGCCCTCGGCGACGACCCACGCACCGTCGATCATGCGGCGGCGCCAGAGGCCGACGTACTCGGCGGCGAGCGCGTCGACGTAAGCGGCCGACAAGCTCGGGTTGTCGCGCAGCTTGAAGTGCCACGCGCGCATGTCCAGCTCGGTCGACCGGTCGAGGTAGCCCTTCTTGAGCCAGTGCCGGGGCGAGTCCGGGTTCGTGGTGGCGAACAGCCGCGCGCCGGGGGCGGAGAGGCGGGCGAGGAGCTGCGTCCAGAAACCCTCTGGCATGAGGGTCGCCTCGTCGACGTACGCGAGCTGTGCCGTCAGTCCGCGGAGTCGGCCCTCGGCGCGGGCGTCGGCGGCGCCGATCAGGTGGACGGTGCGGCCCAGGATGGTCGCTGTGGTGGCGCCGCGGGTGTGCACGACGTGCCGGGCGAGGGGCCCGAACAGTGCGGCGTCTTGCAGGGGGTCGAGGCAGTTGCGTTCGATCGTCTGGAGCGACCGGCCGCAGATGATGATGAGCCCGGAGGGGCCGGCGGTGGCGACGGCGATCACGAACGCCAACAGTGAGGCGATCGTCTTGCCGCTGCGCACCGACCCGTGCCACAAGTTGATGCGGGCGCGCGCCTGCCCGATGCTGCGGAGCTGCTTGCGGGACAGGGGCAGTGAGTCGAGGTTGAGCACTGCGGCTCACCTCCTACTCGGCGCCCCCGTCGTCCGCGTCGTCGTCGGCTGCGCGGGTCAGTGCCTCGCCGAGTGCGCCGAGCATGCTGCGCACCTGGTCGGCTCCCTCGCCTCCCTCGGCGGGGGCCAACTTGAGTGACTGCTGAATGGCGGTGCCGGTCGCGGCGATGATCTGCCGTTGGTCGGGAAATCGCGGCTTGTCGAGGTGCACCTCGTGCCATTCGCCGTCCCGGCCGGCGAACTCGCCGTAGGTCGTGGGGGCCCAGAGCTGGGCGCGCAGGCGCTCGGCGTCCTGGTGCAGCGTCTCGGCGAGCCGGACCCGGCGGGCGGCGAGGTCGATACGGCGCGCCTCGGTGGCGGCGACCACTTCGGGCCCGCGCTCGAAGGTGAGGCCCAGGTCGCGGGCGATCTTTGACACGGTGCTCGGTGAGCGGCGGATCTCGCGGGCGATCTCGTTGCGTGCCTTGCCCTGCGCGTGGAGGCGGCGCACCTGCTCGCGGTCGGTGTCGGTGAGTGGGCGCGGCATGGGTGGTCACCTCCTCGCGTGGGCATGCGAAACGCCCCGCCGCGGTGGAGTTGCGGCGGGGCGTTGGGTGGCTGCTTCCGGGCATGCCGGAGACGCGGCCCACTTTAGGTCACGTTTTGATCACGGCGCAACCCTGGACTGTGGTTACTCCTTGGGGCACAGGGTCTTGCGCAGCGCGGCGTTCAGCTCGGCGCCTTGTGCGTCGGTGAGCGGGTGGGCGTCGTTGCCGAACCGCTGTGCGGCGAGGTAGTCGAGGCGCTGTGCCCCGCCGTCGAGGGCGCTGCACTGGTTGCGGCCGGCGTCGATGGCCTTGTCCGGCTCGGCGGTCAGGGTCGGGTCTACCGCCGCGATGGCGTCGAGGTAGGCCGTGCGGTCGGCGCCGGTCGGCTCCGGGGGGATGCCGTGTGATCTCTCAGTGTCGGCCTGGCTGTCCTTGTCGGCCGTCGCGCTCGCGCTGGGTCTGGGCTTGCTGTCGCTGGTCGCGCTCGTGTCGTCGTCGGTGCCGACGATGACGGCAGCGATGAGGAAGGCAGGGATACCGACGAAGAGCAGAGGCTTGGGGATGCGCTTCTTGCGGGGCGGCCGGTGGCGGTGGGGTTGGGGCTGGTACTGGGGGTGCATGCGCGTGCGCTCCAGAGTCGAACGGGCCGGGGGTGGCGTGTGGTTCGACTACCGGAGCGCACGCGCGGTTGTATGACGGGCGCTGTCCGCTACTCGGCGTCGGCGGTGGACACGTCGCGCACGTGCGGGTACGCGGTGTGTGCCGGGTTGGGCATCTGCTCGGGCGTGCCGTCCGGGAGCGCGTAGCGGATGGCGATGATGTGCGGCGCGGTGCCGTCGGGTACCTCGCGGTAGCACCAGGCGCGCCGGTAGGCGCGGGCGAGCAGGCGCACGGCCAGGCGCAGCGGCTCGGCTGCGGTGCCGTGTGCGCGCATGAGTACGGCGAGGTCGTCGCGCATGTCCTCGTCGAGTACGCGGACGGAGACGGGTCGGCCGACGGCCGGCGGGGTCGGGGTGCTGCGGCGGGTAGGGTTGCTGTCAGCCATGGCGGGGGTTGCTCCCGTTCGTGGTGAGTCGGGCCCGTCCGGTGGTGGAGTCACCGCGGCGGGCCCGCGCTGGTGGTGGGCTTACTGGTCGCGCTGCTCGCGCAAGATTTGGTAGATGCGCGACTCGGTGAGGCCGATTTCGTCGGCGATTCGTGGCACCTTCTTGCCGCGGTCCGCCTCGGCCTTGACCACACGCGGTGTGACGGCTTGGGCGGCTTCCCCGGCAAGGCGCAGCGCCCGCACGTCGTCGAGGGTCAGCTTGTCGGCGAGGCGGTCGAGGTAGTCGTCAAGGGCGTCGGCGGCGTCGGCGCTGTATGCGGCGGCGATGTCCTTGACGTATTCGAGGGGGTCGGCGTCTGTGGGGTTGGGGTCGCCCGCGAGGGCGCGCGCGGCGATGGTTTTCCGCTCGTACTCCTCCATGATCGCGAGCATTTGTCGGCGCAGCTTCTCGGCGGGGGGTTCGGCGCTGAGGTGCTGGGCGGCGCGGCGCCGGTTGTGGTCGGCGGTGGCGGGCCGGTCGGCGGGGAGGTATCCACCAGCGGTGAGCATGCCCTCGACGGCGGCCTGTTGCCCAGCGGGGTGGGCGGGCTCCTTGCTCGGGTCGGCGCGCTCGTAGTGCAGTGTGGTCGGCTCCTCATCGGGGCCGGTCGGCTGCTGGTCATCGCTGGTGTTCATGCGGTGCTGCTCCTGTCGATGGTCGGGGCCCGCCCCCGGGCGGGGGCGGGCCGGATGGTGGCTACTGGACGGGCCGGTGGGCGAACACGCACTGCGAGCTGCGGAGCATCTTTTCGACGCTCCAGCCGCGGCGGCGCAGGCGGTCGGCGAGGCAGTCGAGAGCCGGGCCGTGCCATTCGTCATCGCGACGGATGATCCGGCCGCCTTCAAGCCAGTAGACGGCGACGCGGTCGCCTTCGCGGGGGTCGATCAGGTACCCGCGCACGTGCTGTTCGTCCTCGGTCGGGTCGGTCACGTCGTGGTGGTCGGTCATGGTCGCGGCGGCGAGGCCGTCGAGGGCAGCCCGTGCGGCGATCACGTTCGGGTGGTCGGCGTCGGCCGGGGTGCTGCCGGTGGCGGCGCCGGCGTGCTGGACGACGACGCCCTCGACGACGCGGCGCGCGGGGGCCTGCTCGGCGGTGCGGGCGGCGATCCGGGCGGCGACGGTGCGCGGGGCCGGTACGCCGTGGGCGGCGCACTCGGCGGCGATCTCGTTGTCGGTGGCGGCCCGGTGGGCGGCGCGGTCGGCGTCGGCCTTGGCGCGGATGCGGGCGAGGGCGGCGCGCTGCTGCTCGCGGACGGTCGGCGCGGGCGCGGTGGCGCGGTCGTCGAACAGGGCGCCCTGATCGGCCGGCCGCTCGACGGCGAACAGGGCGTCGTCGGGCTGCTCGCCGATCCACTGGCCGCGCCAAGTGCCGTCGGTGGCCTCGGCCTCGGTCACCAGCGCGGCGGCGTACATGGCCTCTGCGGCAGCCTCGTCGTGGGTGGGCTGCTCGGCGGCCGGGCGCTGGATGAGGGTGGGCGCTTCGGCGGGCGCCGGGTCGCAGGTGTCCCACGGGGTGTCGGTCGCAAGGGTGACGACCGGCTCGTCGTGGTCGCGGTAGAGGCCGCATGCGGTGCAGCCGCACGACGGGTCGTAGGGCGTGGGCTCGGCGGTGTAGGGCGCGGCGTGGTAGATCGCGTGCTTCTCGGTGGCCGTGTCGATGGTGAGGTCGTCGGGGAAGGTCGCGAGGACGGTGTCGCCTGGGCGTACCTGATCGGCGCGGACGACGACCGGCTCGGGGACAGCGGCGTCCCGTGCGGTGTCGGGCTGCGTCTCGGAGGAGAGAAGGCGGGGCCGGGCGTGTCCGGCCCGCTCGATCCACAGGCGGGCGGCGCGGCGCTCGGCGCGGGTGGCCTCGGGGCCGAAGGCGAGCAGGGTCTCGGCGAACTCGCTGATCACGTTGAGCACTTCGAGGGTGGGAGTGATGACGATGGTTCGGCCGCGGCCTGCCCGCCCGGCCTCGAAGGCTTCGCGGGTGGCCTTGCTGGCGGGGTCGTGGTCGTCGGCGCCGGTGGCGAGGTTGCTGTCGGCGATGAAGTCGGCGAGAGCGCCGGGGATCGTGATGTCCATGGGGGTTGCTCCCTTGGTTGTGGTTGCCGGGTGGAGTCCGGCCCCGCCGGGTGGAGTCCGGTGGTGAGGGCAAGACTGTAGCGAATTGTGTAGGCACTACACAAGTTGTTACGCAAGCGGTTTCACTTGGCGGGCGGAAACAGGGGCGCCGGTTGTCCGACGCCTCCGGCGAGGTGCTGTCAGTTACCGGTGCGCGCCCGACAGGGCCGCCCACAGGTCGACCAGCTCAGCCCCGCGCCATACCCGCCCCCGACAGCTCATCGGCACGGGCGCCCCGCACGCCTCACCCGTCGCACACGTCACCTCCGGCTCCCCTCCCGCACGGGTCCGGCCGGTCAGCTCACCCCCGCACCACGGGCACGGCCGCCCTTGACCGGCCGTGCCCGTGGTGCGG